TTTGATGTGCGTGAGGCGTTCCGGTGGCTAGACTCATTCAAGGCTTTGAAGAATTGCAGGCGAATTTACTGCGCCTGAAGGAAGGCGTTGCAAAGAATGCCATGCGCCACGCAACACGGAAGGCAGCAGAGATTGTAAGGCAGGCGGCAGAAAGCCGCGCTCCGGTTGGGAGCGTTTCGCACAAAACCTATCTAGGTCGATCGGTAGCTCCGGGGTTCCTTTCACGAAATATTAGAAAGCTCGTATTCGTTGACAAGCGCCGGGGCGTTGTTAGAGCCGCTATAGGGCCATCAAAAGAGGCGTTCTATGGTTCACAGTTTGTCGAGATTGGAATCCCGTCTAGGGGTATTCCTGCTAGGCCGTTCTTGCAATTGTCTCTAGCTGCGAATATCGGAAATGCCGAGAACGAATTCACCATCGAATTGAGAAAGGCAATCGGCAGAGCAATCAAACGCGGGGCGGTTAAATGATTTCTCAAACGCTCTACGGGATATTGTCCGGGTATGCTGGGATAACTTCGATCACTACCGGGATATTCCCCTCGGTGATCCCGCAGAAAGCCACCTATCCAGCAATCGCCTACACGAAAATAAATACCCGTTTCCTCGATACGTTCGACGGACACAATGAGTTCACAGAGTCGAGATATCAAATCGACTGCTACGCGAAAACAGAACTAGACTCCGAGGCGCTTGCAGCCGCAGTCAAAACAACGCTGATTGATTACGCTACCCAGCCGATCAATCGGACAAGAATCGATAACGAGCTGTCGTTATTCGAGAGCGAAACGGAACTCCACCGGGTTCTGTTGCATTTCACCATCTGGCACGTAGACTCTTAAAGGAGATTCAAAATGGCCACTAAGGCATTTATAGGTTCGCACAGTTTCAGCTTTTTCGCTTCCACTCTTTCGCCGAACATGGGTCATATCCCGGAGGTGATAGACTATTCAGGTTTCGGCCAATCTAACCCGCTTGTCGATGCGACCAGTTTCGATTCGACGGCTCGGGAATACATCGCAGGGTTGGCGGATGGTGACGAGATGACCGTTACCTGTATATACATTCCTGATAATGTTGTGCAGGTTGCTATCCGTGCCGCCATTGTTGCGAAGGCTACTCGAGCCATGCGGATTGTCGCGACAAACTACAACGTATCGCCTTCAACTGTCGAAACGTTCAACTTCAACGCTGTCTGCATGGGATGGAAGAACGGGCCTTCATTCGAGGACAAGAATACACAGACCTACACTTTCAAGATCACTGGTGCAATTACTGAGAGCTGATTATGAAGTCATACCTGAAGGAATCTTCTTTCACGATGCCGGATGGTGAGTCTATCGTGATCCGTGAGCTGTCAGCGGGCGCGCGGCGTGCATTGTTGGAGTCGCGCGAAAAGAGCAATGGTGACAATATCCTCTTCTCGGCGGTGGCCGTGAAGATGTCATGCCCGTCGTATTACACTGAATCCACGCAAAACATAATGGATTCTATGACGCTGGAAACATTGCAAGAGCTGGCTGCAAAGATACTTGTTCTTTCTGGAGTCGGCGCAAGCGATGAGGCCGCAGCCGAAAAAAACTAAGACGGCACCCTGAGCGCCGGTTCATGCACCGGCTCGCGCTCGCTCTGCGGTGCTTCGTATGTGAAATAGAAGAGCGCATGCCATCTTCCGAGCTTACGTCATGGATGGCGTATTACAAGCTGGAGCCTTTTGGACAGGATCGGGATAACTGGCACGCCGCGAACATTGCTTCAGTCCTATATAACGCCAATCGAAAGAAAGGTGCTAAGGCAGCTACCGTTGCGGACTTCATGTTTGTAGATCAGGGAACGATCCAGCAAAACAAAGCGGACAGCTTTACGGCTGAATTGAGGCGACGAGTTAAGCGTAAAAAATAGGTGATATATGGCCGTTGATATAGCGAAGCTTGTCGTATCACTCGAAGCGCAGAATGGGCAGATTCTGCAGAAGCTTTCTCAAACCGAATCCCGCATGAAAACGTGGGAGAAGCGAACAAAGCAATCGCTTTCCACAGTTGCCAATTCGTTCAAAACCATTCTCGGCGGCGCCACCATTGTTGGCGGATTCCGCGCTATCATCAAAGCCACGGGCGAAAGCGAAAAGCAGCTTGCGCAGTTGGATGCCGCTCTCAAATCTACCGGTGGGGCGGCTGGTTTCACGTCTAAGCAGATTCAAGATTTCGCCTCCCAGCTTCAAAGCAAATCTACCTTTGATGATGAGGCAATCATCAATCTTCAAACCCGCATGCTTTCGTTCGGGAAAGTTACGGGTGACTCATTCAAACGTGCCACGCAGGCAACCGTTGATCTTGCGACTCGACTGGAAAAAGACCTTGGCAGTTCCGCGCTGCTCGTCGGCAAAGCGCTCAATGATCCTATAAAGGGGCTAGCCGGGCTCTCTCGTGCCGGCATCACATTTACTGCCGCGCAGAAGGAGGTAATCAAGTCGCTGGCCGAATCCGGCAAGATGGCCGAAGCGCAAGGCATCATTCTAGGAGAGCTGGAAAAGAAATTCGGAGGGGCCGCTCAGGCTGCGCGGGATACTATGCCCGGTGCGCTCGCTGCGATGCGTAATGCGTTTGGTAATCTGCTCGAAGCGCCTGGCGGGGTGAATGACGCTACGCAAGCGATTAATGATTTTACTGCGACTCTTGAGAATGACAGGACTAAGGCCGCAGCAGCTAATTTATCTACGGCTGTCATTGCTTCATTTGCTGCTATGACGAGAGGCATAACAATATCGATTGATGCGGTTAGGTCATTTGGCGAATGGATTGCAAAGATCAGCGGAGGGATTGGAGGCGCCGCAGCGGATTCACTGAAAGACGCTAACGCGGAACTGAGGAACATTCAAGAGCGTATTGTATTCGTTGAGGGCATAAAACGCCGTGGAGGCATGTACTCCGAAGAGACGCTGTCTAAGCTGAAAAATGAGGAACAAAAGCTAATAAAACTGAAACAGTTATATAGGGAATTGGAGCGTGACAAGGTTGCAGTTAAAAGAGCTGCTAATGAAAAAGCTCCTTCTGTCGAATTACCTTCACCAAAACCCGCGTCGGTTCCAGAATCATCCGCGCCTAAAAGAACGACTAACAAATCCGAACCAAAATTCACCACATTCGCCACGCCTCAAACTGAATTCGCCTTGCTTCAAACTGAACAATTGATGGAGAAAACGGAACAGATGCTTGATGAGATTTCGGCACAGTCTCAGGCAAGGGCTGATATTCTCAAAGGCGTTGAATCATTGCGGATGGAATCTCTGACTGACGAAGCCAGAGCCGTAGAGATTCTGCAATCCAAGTATATCGAACTCGAAAGCGCTGTATCCGCCGGCGTTGTATCGCAGGAACAAGCCGCGCAGATATCGGCAGGACTCGCGCAACAGTGGGCCGATGCGCAACAGAAAACAGCGGAAACCGTTGGGGAGATGTCGGAGTTTGCTGCCGCCGCAGCAGAAAATATTCAATCAGCTTTTGCAGATTTTCTTTTTGATCCATTTGAAGGCGGATTAAAAGGGATGTTGAAAAGCTTCGCTGAAACAATGCGCAGGATGGCTGCAGAAGCATTGTCAGCAAAGATTTTAGACGCCATGATAAGGCCAGACCTATCGGCTGTTGGCGGAAAAACTGGAGGGCTATTAACGTCTCTCTTTAGTTCATTTTTAGGAGGGAAAGATTCAGGAGGCCGAATCCCATCTGGCAAGTTTGCACTGGTCGGAGAGCGCCGGCCTGAACTTGTATCTGGGCCGGCGAATGTATTTTCAGGAGCGAATACCGGGGCCTTGCTGCAAGGCGTAGAGCGGCAATCGTCATCGAAACGTGATCGTTCAATTCGCATCGTGAATGCCTTCGACACGAGCGTTATCGGTGATTACCTGATGAGCTCGGCGGGGGAGAAGGCAATTCTAAATGTCGCCTCCCGTAACTCCCGCGTGATGCGTAACGTCTAATGCCTACTCTGTGGCCGTTTGCTCCCGCCGATGTGTTCACGGAGTCTCTACAGTGGACT